CACAGAGGATGAAGTCATCAAGTTCATTGAAGACTCCCGTAAGGACTTCCAGAAGTTGCCACCAGAGGAAGTATCATTCCCACGATCTGTGTCTTCTGTGGACAAGTATAAAGGTAGTAATACAATCTATGCAAAGGGAACACCGATGCATGTAAGGGGTGCTCTACTCTACAATTACTATATAAAAGAGCGGGGATTGGACAAGAAGTATGCATACATTCAGAACGGTGAAAAGATTAAATTCTGTTACCTAAAAAATCCAAACCCGACTAGAGAAAATGTCATTTCATTCATCCAAGATTTCCCTAAGGAACTTGATTTGAATCGATTTGTCGATTATGAGATGCAGTTTAACAAGGCATTCCTTGAGCCTGTTAAAACAATTCTTGATGCAATTGGATGGTCTGTTGAGAAAAAAGTCAGTCTGGAGAGTTTCTTCTCATGAGTAATTACACAGTTTTGTGGGCAAAGCAAGAACCAGGAGACCTTTCTCCTGTTCAGGAACGAAAAGAGTTCGACAGTCAGTATCAAGCAAATTGGTTTGCAAATTATCTGAAAAAGAGTTATAATTGGGTCATCTGTGTAGAATCTAAAAACCTTAAGGAGTATTGAATTGGATCTTCCTATTAACGACAAAGAACTTGCTACAATTGTCAGTGCAATGCGTCTCGGTGGAGATGCCGCTCTGTACCAAAAACTGAAGATTATTAAGGAAGTCAGAGATGCAAATCCTGATGGACCATACAAACAGATTTTACGCGAAGAATACGGGATGATTGCCTAATGGACTTTTTGAAAGAAATTGTAAAAGAAATTGGTGATGACTTTACCAAACTCGCCTCAGATATCGACGACCAAGAAACTTATGTGGACACAGGTTCGTACATTTTTAACGGACTTGTTTCAGGGTCTATATTTGGTGGTGTATCTGGGAATAAGATTACTGCCATTGCTGGTGAGTCTAGCACTGGAAAAACTTTTTTCAGTCTCGCCGTTGTCAAGAACTTCTTGGATACTCATCCTGATGGGATGTGCATATATTTTGACACTGAAGCCGCTGTTAACAAGTCTCTACTCTCAAGTCGTGGGGTAGACCTTGATCGGACTGTGATTGTTAATGTTGTAACTGTGGAGGGATTCCGTAGTCAAGCATTGAAAGCAGTTGATATCTACCTTAAGAAACCTTTAGATGAACGCAAACCTTGCATTTTTGTCCTAGACTCTTTGGGTATGCTTTCTACCGAGAAAGAGATTACTGACGCATTGAACGACAAGCAAGTTCGTGACATGACTAAATCTCAGTTGATCAAAGGTGCATTCCGTATGCTTACCTTGAAACTTGGTCAAGCAAACATTCCCATGATCGTTACCAATCACACCTATGATGTCATCGGTGCCTATGTCCCTACTAAGGAAATGGGTGGAGGATCGGGACTCAAGTATGCTGCTTCCACCATCATTCATCTTTCTAAAAAGAAAGAAAAGGATGGAACTGATATCGTCGGAAATCTTATCAAGGCAAAGACTGCTAAGTCGCGTTTAAGCAAGGAGAATCGAGATGTTACGGTGCGCCTTTATTACGATGAGCGTGGTCTTGATCGATATTACGGTCTTCTTGAGTTGGGTGAACTGGGAGGTCTCTGGAAAAATGTGGCAGGTCGTTATGAAATAGACGGCAAGAAAGTCTATGCCAAAGCAATCTACAAAGATCCAGAAGCATACTTCACTCCAGAAGTGATGGAGAAACTAGATGAGATTGCGAAGAGTGAGTTCAGTTATGGTTCTCACTAGTGAATTCATTCGTGTTTATGATGATGTTCTAGATGCAGATGTGTGTGATGCTCTCATGCACATCTTTGATACCAATGAAGATAAACACGAAAGACTTGATGAGCAAAAGAGACCATCTTTCACTCAATATAATCTGACACAAAACTCTGAAGATCACAAAGACATACATAATCACTTGATACAGAAGACATTTCAATATCGAGATGATTACTATGAATTTGTGGACAAAAGAGTATTCCCAAATTCTCATGCATTTGAACAGTATCGTATCAAACGATATGAACCAAATGGCGAAGATATGTTTGACACCCATGTAGATGTTCAAGATCATGCATCTGCAAGGAGGTTTTTGTCGTTTATGTGGTATCTAAACGATGTTCCTGAGGGTGGCAATACAGTCTTTAATGATTTGACAATCAAACCAGAACGGGGTAAACTGGTGGTCTTCCCACCTCTGTGGTTGTTTCCACATCGGGGAGAACCAGTGCTTGAGTGTCCCAAGTACATCCTCAGCACATACTTACACTATAGGTAATGGATAAGATTGAAACCACTGTCATTCAGAATCTGGTCTTCAATGAAGACTTCTCTCGAAAGGTTCTTCCTTTTGTCAAATCTGAATACTTTGAGAACTACCATGAGAAGATTCTCTTTGAGGAGATCTCAAAGTTTATCCTGCAGTACAACAATCTTCCCACGGTTGCTGCTCTTCTGATTGAGGTGGAGAAGCGTACAGATCTGAGTGATGAAGTTTATAAGCAAACCTGTGATGCTCTGAATAGTTTTGAGAACATTCCGAATGACAAGCAATGGTTGATTGATACTGCTGAGAAGTGGTGTCGAGATCGTGCTATCTACCTGGCATTGGTTGAATCAATCAGCATTGCAGATGGTAATGCAGAGAAGAAAGGACGAGATGCTATCCCATCTATTCTTTCTGATGCTCTTGCAGTATCTTTTGATAATCATGTGGGTCACGACTACCTGCAAGATTATGAAGAAAGATATGACTTCTATCACCAGACAGAAGAGAAGATTCCATTTGATCTGGACTTCTTTAACAAGATTACAAAGGGTGGACTTTGCAACAAGTCTCTCAACATCGCTCTTGCTGGCACAGGTGTTGGTAAGTCTTTGTTCATGTGTCATGTGGCAGCAGCGGCACTCTTACAGGGAAAGAGTGTTCTTTACATTACCTGTGAGATGGCAGAAGAAAAGATTGCAGAACGCATCGATGCTAATCTTCTGAACATCAACATTCAGGAGATTGCAGATCTGCCTCGTCAGATGTTCGAGACAAAAGTCTCTAACATTTCTAAAAAAACGCAGGGTTCTCTTATAATTAAAGAGTATCCCACCGCTACTGCACATAGTGGACACTTTAAAGCACTTCTTAATGAACTTGCACTTAAGAAGTCATTTAGACCTGATATTATTTTCATTGATTACCTTAATATATGTGCTTCCTCACGATATCGCCAAGGTGGCACTATCAATTCATATTCGTATATTAAGTCTATTGCAGAAGAACTTAGAGGACTGGCTGTCGAAGCAGATGTCCCTATCGTTTCTGCCACGCAGACCACTCGTTCTGGTTATGGTAGCTCTGATGTTGACCTTACTGACACGTCAGAGTCCTTTGGTCTCCCTGCTACTGCTGATCTTATGTTTGCCCTTATTTCTACAGATGAACTGGAAGAACTCGGGCAGATTATGGTGAAGCAGTTGAAGAATCGATACAATGATCTATCAGTAAATAAAAGGTTTGTCGTTGGTATCGACCGTGCCAAGATGCGTTTGTATGATTGTGAACAGTCAGCACAGAATGACATTCTTGACAGTGGACAAGAAGAAGAGTATAATAATGAAGACGCCGACAAGTTTGTCAAGAAGTTTGCATCACTGAAATTCTAACTATGACCCAACCCGTTGATTTTGATCGTTACCTGCAGTTTGTAAATGCCGTTACATCGGAAGAAAGTAAAGACTACGAAAGTTTCATCGCTCGTCTTGAAGATCTCAAGAAAGAAGAGTTTCCTACCGAGCGACTGCTTACTGCTGCTGTAGGAATGTCTGCTGAAGCAGGTGAGTTTACTGAGGTTATCAAGAAGATGATCTTTCAGGGCAAACCTGTCAATGAAGAAAATCTGTTTCACCTGAAGCGTGAACTGGGTGATATCATGTGGTATGTCGCTCAAGCATGTATGGGTCTCAATGTTTCATTCAATGAGATTGTTGAAATGAATGTTGAGAAACTTCAAGCACGCTATCCTGGTGGAAGTTTTGATGTTCACTATTCTGAAAATCGTAAGGAGGGAGACCTGTGATTACAATTGAATTGGAATTATACCAAGCAGCAACAGTACGCGATGCGCTGTTCCGTTCTACAAAACAAGATAGTTATGAATTTCCATCACAGAGAACCGTTGCTATCAGAGAAGCAATTGTGAAACTCGATGAAGTAATCGAACAAGCAATTGGTGAAAGCAATGACCAGGGAACAGCGGAAGAACTCTGAGAACTATAAGTTTGGTGGATTCACAGTCACATCAACAAACCTTCTTATTTTGATTAGTGAACTTGAGGGTTCATACCAACAACTTAAGTATCTGGGATTCAAAGATGATATGGAAACCCTTGAAGAAATCAAGGGTCGATATTATAAACTGTACTTTAAAACTTCAAAAGAAGAGAAATTGAAAAATGAAACTACTAACACTTGAAGATTACGAAAAAGCAGGTGAATCGTTCTGGCCTAAGTATTGGTATGTTGCCAAAGAACTTGGTGAAGACGCCAAGGCAGAGGACATCATCAAAGTTCTTGAGTCTATCGGTACAGTTGCACTGAGAATCAAGATGGAAGAAAAAGAAGGACCTTTTGGATTTAACAAGAAAGCAGATGACGAAACAGAAAACGGAACAGAAGAAACCGACACTAGCGTCAACACTGGGTCCTAATCCCACTGTTGAAAAGGAAATCCCTGAAGATGTTGTCTGGATTGACGATGCTTTTTATATTAAGAAGACTCGATTTGGTTTGTATACCAGTGTCTTGAAGGATCCTCTTGGTTCTCATTTTCTTACTGGAGCAACTGAAGATGGAGTAATTGAAATGTCACGATGGCATCTCAAGTGTCTTCAAGAGGGTACACTTGATAATTATACTCGTGTTGTGAATAGTGGAGTTGTTGGCGGAAAGTTATAAATAAAATATAACCGTTAAGAATTTCACAAAATGGACCTTAGGGAAGTTGCGGCAGCATATCAATCAATCTACCTCAAGGAAGAAGTAGAAGAAACCATTTTACTTGAAGACCTTTCTCAGGATGAAGTTGACGATCTCGTTGAAGAGATCATTGATGAATTCCTTGAGGAAGGTTTTTCTTTGGAGCAAATTGAAGAGGGATTTGAGGATTATATTTCCGAAGAGTCTGAAGTTCTTAATGAAGCGAGAAGAGCAAAAAGAAGAACAGGCGGTAAATCTTATGATGAAGTAAAAGCAGAAATTGACGCCAAAGAAGCAGCAAAGAAAGCAAAAGTTGATAAATCAGAAACAAGTAAAGCAGCGAAAGTTGTAAGACCTTCTGATAAGATTGCAGCATCTGCTAAAAAAGCAGTTGAAACAAGAAAAGCACTTCCTGCAAAGGGTGGCACAAGTGCTGGTTCTGTAAAAGCAGTTGCTCAGCGTGGTGCAACAAGGCATAAGCAAGCAGTTAAAACCGCTGCTACTGTTGCTGGTGCTTTCATGAAGACCATGGATGATTCTGCAAAAGCAGCCAAGAGTGATAAGAGAAAGAAGGAAGCAGTTAAGAAAGCAGAGACTGCTGCAAAGGGATCAGGACCGAGTGCTGGACCAGCAACTCCAATTCCTCCAACCAAAGGTGGTGCAATAGTAAAAAGAAATGAAACTATTGGACCAAAGACTGAGATCAAGAAAGGTGTCAAGAAGGCGATGACATATCGCATGTCTAAGGCAGATCTCAAGAGAGCAAACAGAAGAGACGACACTAGTGCAGCACCAAAATCCAAGACTGATAAGGTCAAGGATGCAGCAAGTGCAGTAAGAGTTGGTGTTCGTAATGCAGCAAAGAGTCTGAAGAGAAAAGCAGGTTCTGCACTTGGTAAACTCGCATCAAAACTTTCTGAGGAAGGTGGAGAACTCGATTCATTCGATACCGTAGTTGCATATCTGATTGATGAAGAGATTGCTTCTGACTTTGATGAAGCAACTGCAATGATGACTAAACTTTCTGCTGAAACAATCAGCGAGATTCATGAATCACAAATGACTTATATTACTGAGATCTCTGCACAACTCGCACATACTGCTTCTATGAAGGCAGATGAAGTGGCAAGGAAGGCAAGAATTTCTGGTGACAAAGAGACTGCTGCCAAGAAAGTACAACAAGCATCACGCATCTATAAAGGCGTTGGACCTCGTAGAGCAAAAGAAAGAATGGAAAAGGAGGGTAACTGATGGCAAAGGACAAGAAAGGAAAGGGTAGCGGTTCGAAAGATGCCTGCTACCACAAGGTAAAGTCACGCTATTCCGTGTGGCCTTCTGCCTATGCATCTGGTGCTCTGGTGAAGTGCCGTAAAGTTGGTGCTGCCAACTGGGGCAATAAGTCTGAGTCTTTTGAGGTTCAGGAAGGTCATCCAATGTATGATCCAGAAAGAGAAAAAAAAGCAACATCTCTTCCTGCAATTAATCCAAAACAAGATCCAAGAAAAAACGAAAAAAATCAAAAGATTGGTAGATCTGCAGATGCGGGTGAACCTAATGCAGATAGAATTTTGAAAAAAAGAACTGGTGGAGCATCTCTCCCTCCTAAATTTAAAAAAGAAGAAGTTGAGGTTACTGAAGGAAAGTATTCCAAATCTGAAACTTATGTAAAAGGCACTGCACCAGTCAGAGCAACTTACGGTGGAAAGACTGAATCTTTCCCTAAAGCGACTTATAAGA